CTGCAGTTTATCCCAACCTTCAGCTGACTTGGTAGCTTCTCCGATAACTTCTTTAACGTTGGATTTAACTTCGAAATTACCGTTTTCGTTGATATTACCGACCAACAAAGACCAAGCGTCGTTAGCTTCTCTTGTCTCTTTGCTCATATCACTAGTATATTTAGCTAAGATACTATGAGATTCTCCCATCTTTTGAGAAGCTTCTGCAGCTTTTTGACCAATCAATTCATAAGATAGACCATATTCCTCAAGGACTTTTTTAGCTTCTTCCCAGTAATTCCAGCTTTGACCAGTTCTTGCTTTAAGTTTTGTGTCAAGATTCTGCATAACCTGGTAATACTTGACCCCTAAAGCCTCCATGGTCTGCTGGTGATTGGTTTCCAAAGCTTGAAGTTTCTTATTGTACGTTTCTTGGTCAAGAACTTTACCGTCCAACAGTTGTTTTAACTCGTCTTTTTGTGTTTTGTATAGTTGATTCTCTTCGTCAAGAGCCTTTTTCAAAACATCTTTAGCATGATTCAACTGAGTTTCATTTAGAGTATTGATTTCTCCATTCAAGGCTTGGATTGCCGCTTTTTGTTGTTCGCCCGACAATTCCATCATTTCAACTCTAGCTTTAATCATCTCTTTCTGATTATTCAAGACGATTTCTTTCTCTTCTTGAGAAAACTTGCTAGCATCTCCATTGTGACGTCTGTAAATTTCGCTAACTTGATTAGCCATTGCGTCGGTATTTGAAACAACTTGCTCATTCTTCGCTTTCATATTAGCGATAGCTTCATCACTAATACCCCACTTTTTAGCTAGTTCTTCCATGCGTTTGCTGGCTTTCTCAGCGCCTGCAGCTACCTCTTCATGAAGTTTTCTAAAAGCCTCGGAAACTTTTTCAGTGTCTCCAGCGTGTGTTCCGAAATTAGCTACTGCCGTGCTTGTTTCGTCTACTTTGGTTTGGAAATCTCTTAAGTCTTTAGTTGCAGTATCGCTTAACTGCGAGCCGAATTCCTCTGTTTTGATTCGGGCTTCATCTTTCTTATTCCCCAAATAAACGAGACCTGCTGCAAGAAGTGCAGTACCGCCTACAAGAGCACCGATTGGGTTTGCTAATGCACCAAACGCACCAGATAACGCTCCGGTGTTGGATGCTGCTCCTGCTGCTGCAGTTTCAACTGCTCCAGCTGATCCAGCGAATGCTTTCATCGCGCCTGCTGCAAACTTAAAATCTTTGAGGTATTTGAGTGAACCACTCAAAAAACCAATCCCTCTAGATAGACCACCTATAGCTTTAATCAGACCACCAATAGTAGATATACCGCTACCTAATAACTTAAACACAGGTCCGATAGCAGCTGCTGCCAAACCCCACTTAATGATGTTCTGCTGTTGTTCTCTAGACAAGGAACTAAATTCTTTAGCCAAATCGGCTAATGTGCTTATCCAAGGTTTTGCTGCTTCCAAGCCGTCTTTAAGTGCATCTAAAAGTGGACCTCCGAACTCAATAGCTACATCGGTTAATTGGTTTTTGAGCATTTGAAGCTTAGATTGCATTGTTTCGTAGCGTTTGTTCGCTTCGTCTGTTAATGCAGTACCTTTTTCCCATTCGCTGTTTGCTAAACCAATTGCCTTGCCCATTGTTTCTGCTGCAAGACCCAAAGATTTCAACATGTTAGATTGTCGGATGCCTGTTAAACCAAGTTCATCCAAAATCTTGTTAGTATCTTTACCTTCTTCTTTGGCTCTACCCAGACCTCTAATGAAATCTTGCAAAGCCTCAGCAGGTTTCGTTCTCCATTTTTCAGCGAACTGATCAGCAGTTGTTCCTGCAGTTTCAGCATACAGTCTTAAATCATTTCCGCCCTCTGACACCGCTTTTGAAATAGCAGTCAGGGTTTGAGTCATGGCTGTACCACCTGCTTCAGCTTCGATACCAACAGAACTCATAGCAGTTGATAGACCTAAGATTTCAGGCGTAGTCAATCCAGCTATTTTACCTGATGCTGCAAGACGATTGGCCATGTTAACAATATCGCTTTCAGTTGTTGCGAAATTATTTCCCAAACCAACGACGGTTGCACCAAATTTAGCAGACCAACTATCAAGATCATCTCCTGAAACTTGCATGATATTACCGATTTTAGCGATAGAGGTTGCAGCTTCTTCAGCACTCAAGTTGGTAGACACGCCAAGGTTAATCATGGTTTTAGTGAAACCTTCGATTGAACCAATCGGTACACCCAACTGCCCTGCTGCTTCAGCGACTGCAGCAATTTCCGTAGCACTGGCTGGCATTTCTTTTGCCATGTTACGGATGCTGGCACTTAGCTTTTCAAATTGTTGAGGTGTTCCGTCTACTGTCTTTTTAACACCAGCAAACGCACTTTCGTAGTCAATTGCTGCTTTCAAAGCTAACCCTGCTCCAGCTACGATAGGAGCAGTTACTCCCCGAGTTAAAGCAGAACCGAAACCAGATACGCTTTCACCAACGTTTTTGAATTTGTTACCCAATTCTTGAGCGCTTTTCCCAAATTTAGTGAACGCACTATCATCTATATAGGCTTGCCTCATGGATTTGGCTAACTCTTCGTAACGATTTTTCAACTCAGCTACTTTAGCAGCAGTTGCAGTCATGCTGGCTCCAGCTTCAAGTAACTTTTGTTTTTGTTCTGCAGTCGCAGTAGAAACATCACCAATACTAGCTTTTAGCTGATTGTATCGTTCGCTTTGTGAACTCAACAACTTCTGGTAATTTCCCAAAGCAGAACCAGTTTGATCCATAAGACTCTTTAAGTTAGTGACATTCTTGCCAGCTCCCTTAAAGTTGTTTTCCATAGCTTTTAGGGAATTATCAACGCCTTTTAAGTATGTCTTCAACCTTCCAATATTCGATTGGAAAGGAGCGACATCTAAAGTAGCGGTTGCGACTAATTCACCAATATTACTTGCCATTTACTCTCCTTTCTAACCAAAAAGGAATGGAAAGGCCTTATCAAGGGTAGTCTCTTCTTCCTCTTTGCTATTTTTTATTTCTAAAGCCTGCACCATCAAATCGAAATCAGAAAGGCGCATGCTCTTAATATCATGGATTGTATATCCTTGACTCATTAACGATTGAACCCAAGCTAACAAGTTTTCTTGTGCTTGTTTAGGAGTCAATCCTTTTTCTTCTTTTTTCCCTTGGCAGTCTCTTTTTCTTCTTGCTTGCCACCTAGTGCAGCTAAATAGAGATCATTCAAGGTTTCAAGAGTTTCAACACTTGCAGTTTTTAAATCTTCTGCAGCAAACTGCTCACCGTACATCTTCACGAACATATCAAGATATGCTTCGTTCAATTCACGGTGTTTAGCTGGATTTAGTAAATCCTCTTTTGCTTCATATAAAGCAGTCTGACGGACTTGGTGTTCCAAGGCTAGTAAGTTATCTTCAACATTTACATAGTCTTTAGAAAATTCCTTCAAAACACCTGCTTTTTTAAATTTAATTTCAAACATTCTCTTTCCTCATAAATGATAAAGGCTTGGAAAACCAAGCCTCTTATTACTGTTGTTCTAGTGTTCTTGTTGTTTCAGCGGTAACTGCTAATTCTGAACTAGCACCGCTTAGGCCTTTGGGAAAACCATCTCACGGAATTTAGTTTCTTGGAACTCAGGATTGTCTTCACGACCAACGATAAGTACCAATCCTTCTTCTTCGTTTCCACGAGCTACGAAGCTTCCTGAAACTGTATCGTTCTTAGGATCTGGTGAACCGTCTTTAGTTTCGTAGTCCATGCCTGGAAGAGAGAATTTACCTTTAAGCAATCCAATCCAGATTTTCTTCCCGTCTTCTCCAGTGGTTTTGAAAAGACAAGCGATGTCTTGAGGAGTAAGTTTCTTGCTGTACTTCTCAATACCGTTTTCCACTTCAATTCCGTAGAAATCCTTGCGAACATCACTTGGTAGATCCAACCAAGCTACTTCAAGAGTAGTGCCTGTGATACCAGACGACAATACAACGTAAGGTCCATCATCAGCTGCGATTGTTTTTAATTCATTTGTGATATCAATCTTTGCAGTTTTCAAACCAGGGATTTTTTTAGTAGTTGGAACCAGATTCTTATCTGTTACAACACCATACTCAAATCCGCTCAAACCAAATTTTACTTTAGACATTTATTTAATTCCTTTCTTTTTCGAGACCTTCCCAATCAAAAAAGCGATATTTTCGGACATTCATTAATAATCCAATATCGCTATCCATGTATCTGGGTTTCTCATTTGCTGTGTAGCGTTCAAAGCCGCCACTTTCTAGTACCGTATCCAATCGTTTGTTGATTTGGTCAGCTTGTTTAGCATTCTTGCACCAAAAATCGATTGTAATACGTTGTTCCATCGCAATTACTCTATCGTCTGCATACTCGTGAGGTGTTTCGTAAGTGGAGTAAATTCTTGCGAATGGAGCAAGTTCTTTTCGTTTCATGTTGATTGGTTTCTCAGGAATATCATAAGTAAAAATACCCTGTTTGTATTCCTTTGGAAACACCTTGCCTCTAAACTGATTAAACAATTGACTTAGAGGTTCATCTGCTATCAAAAGTTTATACGCTTCTGTTTCGGCAATCATTTACCCAACACCCCCTTCATCTTTTGTAAATAGATTTCTTTTGCACGAGGAGTCATTGCATTTATTGTTTTTTCCTCAAATCCTTGAGACTTTTGATAAATTGTTCCGTCATCTGGAAATCTAGCACGCCAACCTGTTGCACGACCGTATCCGATATCTTTTGACGGTGCATCACCGCCGTTCTTGAAGTTACTGATTTTAACATCTTCCTTCAATCGCGAATAGGTTTCTTCTTTGTAGACTGGAGTATTAGTTTCAAGTTCTTTCTTGAACTCTTGGGCAACTTCAGTCACAGCCTCACGAGCAACACGAGGTGCTTTTGCTTCAAGTATCGTGAGATTTTTAAGGCAAAGATCCAATCCTTTCGTCATGACATCATCACCCCTGCTATTAAATCAAACTCTTTATTCGCATAATCTCGTTCGATTGCGACGATTTGATACTCACACCCATCAAAATCAATATGACAAGAATTATCAAAAGGTAATTTTGGGAGATGACGAATCAAAAACGTTTTAGTATCTTTGTGTTCAAGTAAGCCACTTGCTTTCGTGACAGTTGCGTTCTCACGAAAATCTTTGATACTTGTTTTTGATACTTCTGCCCAGCATTTATACAAGCATTTCTTTTTGAAAGTTAATACTTCCCCATCTTCATTCTGTTCGCCTACTTTTTTAAAAAAAGTAATACGAACATTCATTTTACGAGTTCTCATCCACTTCACCTCTCGTTCTAAGCTGATGAATGATATTTAAAACACCGTTAGCCAATGGATACCGTATGGTATCCGCTGACATTCCACGGTGTTCATACTCTTCTTTGACTTGCTTCTTAACTGCCAGACGGAATTTTGCATAACCTTCCAAATCTTGAGGGCGCAAATTGTTTCCAATAGCGAAACAAATTTGCTCTCTTGCTGCTTCAATCATCTCAATTAGTAAATCATCTTCAAAATCATAATCGATTTTACAGTACAATTTAACTTCTTCTAAAAAGCCGAATATTTCATTATCCATATTTCTAACCTCCAATCAAGGCTAGTAGTTGCTCTTTTGATTGTGAGGCTGTGTAAGAAATCCCTTTGCTATCTAAATAAGCCATAATTTCTTGTTTGGTGTTACTTGCGGTTGGTACGATTGATGTTACCGCTGACCGTGAGACACCCCCACCAACTGGGGGCGTATTAGGGCATAGTTACAAAATAACCAGCTTTTGCATCAGCTTTCTTAACATCAAAGCGAACAACTGCTTGCAAGTATTGACCATAGATTTCGTTATCGGTCCAACGAAGTCCAAGGTCTACACGATCTGCAAATAGCACACCACGTTGGATGTCACCTACAAAAGCTTTAGCTTCACCAGCTTCTCCAAGAACCGTATCAGCAACTACAAATACTGGATGACCAAGGAAAACTTTACCTGATGCAGAAACAATAGAGTCTTGAAGCAAGTAACGTCCATTTTTGTCTTTCATTGTATCCAATTTTTGGTAGAAACTTTGAGAAACTACAAATGACACATTGTAAGCAGGGTCAAGGTTGACGTTCAAGATAGCCTTGATAGCATCCAAATCCGCTGCCTCTTTTGCTTCAAACGTTTTCAAAACACCACTGATTGCGTCGTTTGTGGTGTTGACTTTGATTTGGATAGCTGCTTCAGCGACAATTGCAAGCAAGTCTACATCAGCATCGTCGATTGCTTCTTGTGAAAGTGGAATAGCACCACGATAAGTCTTAACTTTCCAAGCGACATCTGTAAAATCTGGCTTAGCAAGAGCTGGGTTCTTTTCTAATTCTTCTACGCTTACCATCTTAGACGTAGCTTTTTTAAGAATTGGGTATGAACCTTCGCCTTTAGACGCTTTGTGAATTGTTACGAATTGTTTAAGGTCAAGAACAGTCTTGACTTCACGAATTGGTGTAGTAACAATTTCTTTGCTAGTTACTTTTTCAGTCCCTGTTTTTTTCAATCCATCTGTTGCAGGATTAACTGCCTCATTAATAGGAACAAGCACTTCATCCTGACCTTCAAAACGAAGGCCCTCATTGCGAATGCGACCTTTAGAGCGGATGAACTCATTTACAGATTCACGATAAGATTTAGTTTCTTCTTCAACTTTATGAGCTTGTCCAACAGTTTTAACATCAGAACCAGCTTCTACGGCTTCATATGACTTCAAGTTGTTTTCTGCTTCTGATTTTTGTGATTTCAAAGAATCAATTTCAGCACGCACTTCACGAGCCTTTTCAAGATCACCTTCGTTCAAAAGAGTTTTCAACTCTTCTGTTTTAGCATTAATATCAGCACCAATATTTAAGATTTGTGCTTTGAGTTCTTTCATTTTTTCTTTAAACATACCTTACTTTTTCCTTTCTGGGTATAAAAAAAGAGCCTTACAGCCCTTTAAGTAATTCTTCTTTTTCCAATTCAAACTTCATTGCTTCAATTTCGTTCTTACGACTCGATTTATTAGCAAAGAAGTCATCAATAACTGCTTGTGGTAACATTCCTGTTCCAAAGCTGGCGATAACTTCACGGTCTTCAAAAGACATCACTTCATCAGCAAAGCCTTTTTCAACGGCTTTGCTGATGAAGTG